TATATAGGAACACCCCCCCTATAAATTCTAAATCGCTTTACAAAAAAATTTTTTTCACTATATAATACGTTACGGTGAACAACCTGCGAGCAAATATGACTATAGTAGTAGAACCCGAAATGGGTGTACCTTTAGAAAAGAACCCACCTCCTCTTGATTTAAAAGATCGTGTGGAGTCAGCAGCTAATACTGCAAAAGAACTTGAGGAACATGGGTTGGAGCTAGAACCATCTAAGGAAGATAAGGATGTAGCAGCTAAACTTGTTACTGCTTATGCTGATAACCCTGAGAAAACCTCTAAGAAAGCTACTCCCAACAAACTTGCAGCCCTTACCCCTGCATCTTTGGTGTTAACAAACAGTATTTTACAGGAATTTGGACGTTCTGTTGTAGAAAGCTCGGTGCAGATACGTCACTTAGTGACAAATAAGTTACTATTAGAGACAGATAACCCTGATCCGAGGGTTAGAATCCGTGCTTTGGAGCTTCTAGGTAAGATTTCAGACGTAGGGTTGTTTGCAGAGAAGTCAGAAGTCACCATAACACATCAGTCTACGGATGATCTACGTGAAAAACTGCGTTCTAAGCTTGCAAAACTAGTAAATCCTGAAGATAAAATAGAAAATGCCGTTATAATAGATGGAGAACCTCTAAATGTAGATGAGGAGCTAGGTTTAGACAGTGAATAAACCCGTTTTAGACTTTACAGAGGAAGAAGTTCAGCAAATGTTGGATAATCTAGATCAATATAGTACTGAAGAGATAGCTGAAATAGATCGTATGGTTGATGAATTGAGTACTCGTAAGGTAAATCAGGCATCTTACGACGATCTTATAGAATTTTGTAAGGCTATGCAGCCTGATTACATTGTTGGGAAGCACCATAGATTGCTTGCAGACATGTTAATGGGTATAGAAAGAGGTGAGAAAGACAGGATTTGTGTAAATATACCTCCACGTCATGGTAAGTCACAACTTGTTTCTATTATGTTTCCCGCATGGTTTCTAGGACGAAATCCAAATAAAAAAGTTATGATGGTGTCTCATACGACAGATCTAGCGGTCGATTTTGGTCGAAAAGTGCGTAACATGATTGCCACCGACGCTTATAGGGCTATATTTCCCACTGTAAAGCTAGCCATCGACTCTAAATCTGCAGGGCGTTGGAACACAAATTCAGGGGGTGAATATTATGCGTGTGGTATTGGTTCTTCTATTGCAGGTCGTGGTGCTGACCTCTTGCTCGTCGATGACCCCCACTCTGAACAAGATGTCATTAATGGAAACTTTGAAGTGTTCGAGAAAGCTTACGAATGGTTTACCTTCGGTGCGCGAACCCGTCTTATGCCTGGAGGTCGAGTTGCAATAATACAGACACGTTGGCATATGGATGACTTAACAGGACGTGTTACGAGAGACATGGCGCAGAACGAGAGGTCTGACCAGTATGAGGTTGTTGAGTTTCCCGCTATACTAGATACTATAGACAACAAAACAAAAGAGTCTGTACAAAAACCACTTTGGCCTGAGTTTTTTGATCTTGAGGCGCTCCTGAGAACGAAAGCTTCTATGCCTGTGTTTCAGTGGAATGCTCAGTATCAACAAGAACCGACAGCCGAAGAAGCTGCTTTGGTAAAAAGAGAGTGGTGGCAAATGTGGAAGAAGGATGACCCCCCACAATGTGAATATGTTATCATGTCTCTTGATGCGGCAGCAGAGACACACAACCGTGCCGATTACACAGCTTTGACAACTTGGGGTGTGTTTTTGAATGAAGAGGTGGACAACTACAACATTATTCTGTTAAACAGTATAAAGAAGCGTATGGAGTTCCCAGAACTTAAGCAGTTAGCTATGGATGAATATGGTGAGTGGGAACCTGATTCGTTTATCGTGGAGAAAAAGAGTGCAGGTACGGCACTCTACCAAGAGATGAGAAGAATGGGTATACCTGTATCGGAGTTTACTCCTCATAGGGGATCAGGTGATAAGATGGCACGGCTTAATTCTGTAACAGATATTGTAGCGTCGGGGTTATGTTGGGTTCCAGAAACAAGATGGGCAGAAGAAGTAATAGAAGAGATTGCAGGATTTCCGTTTATGAGTCATGATGACCTTGTGGATTCAACTGTGATGGCGTTAATGAGATTTAGACAGGGCGGGTTTATAAGACTACCAAGCGACGAGCCTGATGAGACTCGATATTTTAAACGTAGAGGAAGTGGATTTTATTAATGGCTATTGAAAAAGGACTATATCAAGCACCTGTAGGTATGGAAGAAGCAGAGATGGATACTTCCGAACTAGAGATAGAAATTGTAAATCCCGAAAGTGTGACCTTAGATGATGGGAGTATGGAGATAACAATAGTCCCTGATGCAGATACAGGCGATACTATACCGTTTGATGGTAACATTGCAGAGATATTAGAAGAAGGTGAGTTAAACACACTGTCAAATGACCTTATTGGTTTAATTGACTCTGATGTTGATAGCCGCAAAGATTGGGCTGATACATTTGTAAAGGGTCTTGACGTGTTAGGGTTTAAGTATGAAGAACGCACCGAACCGTGGGACGGAGCTTGTGGGGTGTATTCCACAGTATTAGCTGAAGCAGCTATAAGGTTTCAAGCAGAGACTATGAGTGAGACATTCCCTTCCGCAGGTCCTGTCAAGACAAAAATACTTGGTGAAGAGACAAAAGAAAAGGAAGAAGCCGCTGCTCGTGTTAAAGCTGATATGAATTATGAGCTTACCGAGAATATGGTTGAGTATAGACCAGAACATGAAAGATTGCTTTATAGTCTTGGGTTAGCAGGTTCTGCATTTAAAAAGGTGTACTACGATCCTAACATGGGACGACAGATGGCGGTATATATCCCTGCAGAGGATGTTATCGTGCCTTACGGAGCGTCGCATGTAGAAACTGCAGAGCGTGTAACTCATGTGATGCGAAGAACAAAAAACGAGTTAAAGAAGTTACAGGCTAACGGGTTTTATCGTGATATAGAACTTGGAGACCCGCAACCATACCACAGTGACATTGAGAAGAGAAAAGCCGAGGAAGGTGGGTATTCTTTAACAGATGATTATAGGTACAGTGTGTATGAAGTTCACGCCGATCTTTTTATTGAAGGTGTTGATGAAGACGAAGACGAGATCGCTAAACCTTACGTTGTAACAATAGAGCGTGGGTCTAACGAGATACTGTCTATTCGTAGAAACTGGAACCAAGATGATATGTTGATGTTAAAGCGTCAACACTTCGTACATTATGTATATGTCCCAGGATTTGGGTTCTATGGGCTAGGTCTTATACATATAATAGGGGGGTACGCAAGAGCAGGAACCTCACTTATACGGCAGCTTGTAGATGCAGGGACACTTGCGAACCTCCCTGGCGGTCTAAAAGCTCGTGGGTTGCGTATAAAAGGAGACGACACTCCCATAGAACCTGGAGAGTGGAAAGACGTGGATGTACCGTCAGGCAGCATTCGTGACAATATTATGCCTCTCCCTTACAAAGAACCAAGCCAGACCCTTCTCGCACTCCTAGATAAAATAACACAGGAAGGCCGTCGGCTTGGGGCTATTAGTGATATGAATATATCTGATATGTCGGCTAATGCTCCTGTAGGAACAACTCTCGCTCTTCTAGAGCGTACTCTAAAACCAATGGCAGCAGTTCAGGCTCGTGTTCATTATGCGATGAAACAAGAGTTTAAGATGCTAAAACTGCTAATGGCTGAGTATGCTCCTGCAGAATATGCGTACCAACCGCTACGAGGTGAGGTTAGCGCACGACGAGCTGATTATATGATGATAGACGTTATCCCTGTGTCAGACCCTAACAGTTCCACTATGGCACAGAGAGTGGTGCAGTATCAGGCAGTTCTCCAGATGTCTCAATCTGCACCACAAATATATGACCTGCCTCAATTACACAGGCAGATGATAGAAGTTCTTGGGGTAAAGAACGCAGATAAACTTGTCCCTACAAAGGAAGACATGAAGCCGCTTGATCCTATAAGCGAGAACATGGCGGCATTAAAAGGCAAACCCATGAGAGCGTTTATGTATCAAGACCATGAAGCACATATCGCAACACATATGGCATTTATGCAAGATCCTATGATTATGCAAATGATAGGGCAGAACCCACAGGCAAAACAAATTATGGCATCGCTGCAGGCGCATCTAGCTGAACATCTTGGGTTCAAGTATCGTAAAGATATAGAAGAACGGTTAGGCGCAGAGCTGCCCATACCAGAAGCAGACTTACCAGAAGATATAGAGGTTAATTTGTCAAGGCTTGTTGCTAAAGCAGGTAAACAACTTACGCAGTCACATATGCAACAGGCAGCGCAGGCAGCAGCGCAGAAGAAAGCACAAGACCCTGTGGTTCAAATGCAACAAGCAGAGCTACAGATTAAGGCTCAAGAAGTTGAACGTAAGAGTAAGAAAGACCAAGCTGATGCTATGTTAAAAGCTGAGAAGTTAAAGTTAGATAAAGCAGAAGTAGAGATAAAAGCAGAAAAAGAAAACGTACAGCTTGAAATTGATAAAGTTAATAAAGATAACAAATTAGATATGGAATTATTTAAGGAGCTAAAGAATAACTAATGGCTAAAACCGTCTTTGACGTGCTGAAAGAAAAAATCGAAGCTGATAAAGTTTCCGCACAAGAATTTCTTGGTGGGGGTGGAGCAAAAGACTTTGCCCAATACAAGGAAGTGACTGGCTTGATCCGAGGTCTAAATGCTAGTCTATCATATATAACCGACCTCTCGCGCAACTATATGGAAGATGATGATGATTGAAGCAGTAAAAAAATTAACCGATCAAGAACTAGAAGTACAACTCCCTACTCCTGTTGGGTATAGAGTGCTTATAGCGATGCCTAAAGTTGAAGAAACCTTTGATAATACTAAGATATTAAAGACAAATACCGAGATGCACAATGAACACATTATGTCTATCATAGGTCTTGTCCTTGATATGGGGGGCCAAGCTTATTCTGATAAAGAACGGTTTGGAGATACTCCTTGGTGTAAAGTAGGCGATTACGTGATGTTTCGTGCCAATACTGGTACGCGATTTAAAGTCGGTGATCTTGAATATCGTTTGATGAATGATGATTCAATAGAAGCCGTTGTAGCTGATCCTCGTGGTGTTACGAGAGCATAAGGAAAAATAAAATGGCATTTGAAAAAGTAGAGTATAGTTTCCCTGATGAAGAAGTTAAAGGTGAAGTTAGGAATACCGATATTGACGTAGAGGGTTCTAACGCAGTAGAAATTGATATATCAGGAAAGAAAGTAACAGATGATTACAGAGATAATAAGAAAAAATCTAACGCAGACGCAGATACTAATCCTGCAAGGGAGAATCCTTCTAATAAAGACAACATTGAAATTGAGGTATACGATGATACTCCGAAAGCTGACCGCAATCGCAAACCTTCTGAGCCGCCTGAAGAAGTTACTGATGAAGAGCTTGAAGACTATTCTGAAAAAGTTCGCAAGCGTATTCAGCACTTCAGCAAAGGCTACCACGACGAAAGACGCGCCAAAGAAGCCGCGTTCAGGGAAAAACAAGAACTCGAAGCCTTCACGAAAAACCTCGTCGAAGAAAACAAAAAATTAAAAGGTAGTGTTAACAAGAACCAGACAGCGTTACTTGAGCAAGCTAAGAGAACTGCAACAGCAGAGCTTGCGCAAGCTAAGAAAG